AGAACAGGCTCAGGCATAGGAGTCATGAACGGAACCGCCGCTGCATCCTCGGGGAATCCTACCATCCGAGCTCGAACCATGCTTCCGCCGGATCGTGCAACGTGTTCCATCTCTAACTGAACAAAAGCATCTAGTTCCTTCATGCTTTCAAAACTCATTACCTGGAACTGAGGGATCGCGCTGAACTCTGCTAGCTGTGACGCCTGTACGTTGTAAATGGTCGAAGGTTCTTGGCCTACCGAACCCGCGATATAGCGCTTGCCGTCTACCGCTGTATAGGTTCGCATTCTATTTTCACCCTTACGGGAATATTGACGTAATCGTACTGCTATAATCATTTTCGCTTTTCCTTTGCTTGCCGAGCGACACCGTGTCGCTGAACGTCCCGCCGAAGCGGGACTAGGTTGCAAGGGTTTCACACCCCCGCCAGCAAAGGCTACTTGGTGATGAAAGTCATATTGAACGTTGTACCGTTCAATGCGACGGCTCCTGCTACCTCGTCCCATGTCGCGTTCCCACCGTCGAGGACTTTGAGCTTGCGGTTGGCATAATCCCAACTTGGCACATACTGTCCGCAATCGCCAGGAATGACATCCACGATCGCGACTTGCTCGATACCACGCACGTTGGCATCGCCTGCGGCTGCGGCTGCGGTTTTGATCGCTGTTTGGAGAAGGGTTGCAACGCCTTCACTCCCGCCTGTGGAATACGAGGTATCTCCAACAAACGAACATTTGAACATTTTCAAGCGGCCTTCGTCGACCCTTGCATTAATTGTGATAGTTCCAGTTGCCATCTTTAAATCTCCTTACGGGTTCCCCCGATTATCGTTTTTCTTTCGCTATAAACGCCTAGCTTAGACGCTTAATTCTTCTTCCCAACTGACACCTACGTGCGTATCGGTCATCGGTGTGGCACTGCCACCAGGAGTATATGTTCTTGCCACGGTGATTACATCTCCGCGTGCTAGAGTATTTGCTGCGGTGTTGATAACTCCTACCTCTGCGGTTGTCCCCGACGAATCGTCGACTGTCACTGCGGCCGTTAGACATGATGTCCCGTTGATCAAGACATCGATCGCCATATCTTCATGGACTGCGGCTGCGGTCCCGGCGAGAGCGATCATCGACTTGATCTTACCAGCTGACATCGCCATGAATAATTGGGTTGCTGCTGTCGCTGCGGTACCCTGATAAGACTGTGCTGTAAGCTCTGTGACCTTACGTCCGAGCCTGGTCCAATTGGTTCCATTCCAGGTGATTTCGTCGCCCGCTTTGAACGATTGACTTGTGTTGGTCAACAACGCACCGCCGTTGTCTGTCACGTCCGCTGCTACGATATAGGTCCAACCTATCTCGACCAGAAGGATTGTTGGGAAATCCGCTGCCAATGTTACGGAACCCTTTAGATCCAAGGGCGTTCCCAGACCTGTGATATTAGTCTCATTTAGATTGATCGCTGTTTGTGCTTCGCGAACAATCCCGTCCAGCTTGCGGGTTTCTCCCATCGAATAATTGACATTCGAAATAGAAGCGCCGCCATCAAAAGATCCGAGCGGAGTTAATGTGATCGTCATTTTTTGACTCCCTCTCTACCGACTAGCGGCAATTACTGAGTTTGGATTCCTGTGACTTTTACAACGGCATCTTCTTCGATGTACTGGAAGCCAGCACGGAGAGTTGCTACCGCGTACCAGATACCTGCGCGGGTATCGTAGTCTGTTTGAATCTTCACACTGCGCCAGATTCCCCAATAAGCATTCTTGGGGTCGAGCAACAGAATGTTGGTTTCGTCGGTTCCCGTCCCTAGATTGTCCGGGAATACCGGGACAGGAAGGATCGGGCGTCCGCCGTAACGCATCGCGTCATCACCCTGGATCGACATATCGCCGAGGCCAGTTGCGCGGTTGGCGAGGTAATCGCGGTAATCCAGCTCTGCGTCATCGGAGGTCAAAAAACGCTGTTTCCCTTTGGTCCGATTGTACTGAGAGGGAAGGGCTTTCAGGGCACGCTTGAGGTACTCTTTTTGAATGGGATTCGTACCGGCCGCAACAACGTGCGTCGTGGCGAGTTTGATCATCCCATTAAGGGAAGCGAGATATGTGTCGGCTGACGTGGTGTCACCGTTCACAATCAACTCATCCATATCTGTGGCAATCTGCTCTTGCATCATGCGCATGACTGTTTTTTTGAACGTCCCCTGCTCGATCTGATCCTCAACAACTTCATCATTGAGATCAATTTCGCCCTTGAACAGGTGAGTGTTCAATGTGACTTGATCTGTCGCGGGCTTCGCGCGGTCCGCAGCTGATAGAGCTTGCCCTGATGTACCTGGACGGAGAACGCGACCATTAAGGCCGACTTTGTCGATAAGCTTGGTATGAGATTTGATCCCCTCTACCGTGATCAACTTCATGATTACGGCCTGTTTGATCAGATCGACAATGAACTTTTTGGATTGCTCCTCTTTCAGATAACCGCCGTCGGTGATCAGGTCGGCAACTTCGATGTCAGCTTTCTGGATTAGCTTCATGAATTTAGCGTTGTTATCGGCCATTTTGATGCTCCTATTAACTTTTTGACTCCACGGCCTCAGCCGCAAGATCGGTTGTCCACACTGTTTTTTCGTTGGATTTCTTTTCGACTTCCTTCTTCGATACAGATGTAACACCTGTTTGAATTGCGGTTGTCGATCCAACTGTCGATTTAAGAGACACAACCCGCGCACGCTCTTTGTTGAGAGCGCCTTTTGCTTGCGTCAACTTGACTTTGAGATCTTCTGTCTGACTTCTCAGATCTCCAACCTCATTTTTCAACGCCTCAACCTCTGCCTTTAAAGGCTCAGAATCGGTCGCTGTTACAGGGGTGCCCGGTTCCCCTTCGTTACCGTCCAGATCGGACACTTCTTCTGTCGTCGATGCCGGGACAATGGGGGCTTCAGGGGCTGGATCTTCGATAGACATCTCGAGCAGACTATTGGTTAACAGTCCGTCGATCTTATCCTCGTAGTTCCTCAACCAATCGGACGTATCTGTCTTATCCGTGGCTACTTCTTCCGCTGTGCCCGTCTCACTATCACCTTGGTTGGCATCTTCGACTGGTTTGACTTCTTCGACTTCTCCGCCGTCCTCTTGCTTGACTACCATAAACTTTGTTTGTCTATTCGCCCCTGCTCTTACGAGTGAAACGAATTCAACATCCATTTCTGTCAACCGCGCTTCGACTTCACTCGTTGCATCGGCTTTCACTATCACTTGTTTACTCGGTTTCATTTTTTGACTCCGGTTCCACGGGGGAACGCATCGCTGTCCCTCCGATACTAAAGGCGCCTATCTCACCGGATTTAACGGCTGTCCACAACTCATCATTAACGATCCTAAGCGCAAGCATCCAGGTTCCTTTCACGACGTTGTATTCGCCCAATTCAAAATCGACTGGTGCAACGTACGATTCTAAGATACCTACTTGCGCTTTACCTAATTCGTTCCATGAATGTTCGAGATCGCTTTTGCCGTGGTTCTCCATCCAATTATGTGCGGCTTTCCTGATGTCCTCCGCACTATAGATGTCACCTTGTGTATCAGGTTTCAACGGTGCGCCGTCGCCTCCGTCGTTAGGTTCTAAAACCATGGACATTACCATTCGCTCTTCGGCTTCTTCTTCTGCTTCAGCTTTATGAACGATCGCTGTCCCTGGCAATACGCGCAAACCGGTCGACATGAATTTAGTCATTGCCTTAGCAGCTTTTCCTGCTTCCGTCTCCGCTTCAACAGATTCCCCGGCGACCTCTCCGGTTATCGCGATTACTCCGTCTGTTACCACTGTGGATTGAGCCGATCCCTTTACGAAATCATCGGGGCTATATTGCCCAAACCTCAAACCGCCTTCGATAACATCGTGCCCATTATCTTTGTATACTGGATGTGCGACGATCCAAGCCTTTGCCTGTGCAACATCGAACTTAGTAGAATCAAAAACAAGGGCTTGAGCAATACGACTTCCCGCCGCCGCATCCGGCTTTTTAACAACCGGCTCCGTGGGAGAATCTACTTTGTAAAGATCCTTCTCACTGACTGCGATTGCTTGCACCTTCAACGCGCCAACCTTCTGGACCGTCTCTCCATCTTCCGGCCGCTCCGCCTTCAACGTGATACCGAGAACTGCTTCCGCCTCTACATACAACGCTTCGAGTACAGAGATATTGTCAGCTTCGAAAAATGCTGGGTCATTTCCTTTGCGAAATATGCCGATGTCTGCCACGGTTCCCCCTAATCGCGATGTACGCCGCAAGCGGTTTTCAACGACTGATAGGTTTTTTTAACGTCGTCACTTTCGCCGACTTCTGCTGCCAGATCGTTCCAATCGACAGGCCCGGATTTCTCGGTTTCCTCTTCGCCTGCTGGTGCTCCTTCTTCGCCCGCGCCAGACGGTGGATCCTCGACTACCGGCACGCCGCCTTCTGGAGCTGCTCCGCCTTCTGGAGCTGCTCCGCCTTCTGGAGCTGCTCCGCCTTCTGGAGCTGCTCCGCTCTCCAATTTAGACAACGCCTCAACGATAGGTGCGATGGTCTTTACCATCTCATCACTTTTAGTCATGAACGCTGCGGCCATTTCGATGAAATCGCGAATCTGCCAATTACCATTAAATGCCTCGTCGACATCTGCGATCGTAAAGCTTCCTGCATCCATCTTGACTTTTAATGCTCCGAACTTGAGCAATAATGAATCTAACGCCTCTGATCCTAAATCTGCCACTACACCCTTTTCTGCGGGAACTTCTTCGGCACTCTTCTCTGGAGTTGCTGTGAGGCGAGCTTCCAGATTTGCGATGCGCTCCTCTAACGCCGATGTAACATCTGTTTCATCTTTGGCGACTGGCATCTGTAGGGCAAACGACTCTGAACCTTTCGCCTGTTGGCGCTTTGCTTCTGCGATATTCCGCTTGAGGATAGACAACCTGTCGGGATCTAGTTCAACCTCTACGGCTGCGGTCTCTGTCTCCACGTAGGTTTTGAATTCCTCCGCACTCATCACAACCAACTCGGTCTTGCATTTTGGTTCGTGATCGCCCATAGCGGCAGAAAGAGCAACGCTGATTTTCGTCAGTTCCGTTTTCTCTTCTACTGTAATTTTACCCTCGGCTGCTTTCGCGGCTAGGACGTTTTGGCGTTTTGCATATTCCATGAATTTCTTAGTTAGCATTTTTCTTTTATCCTCCTGGCACCCACAGCCTTTGGCGTTCAATGGGTGGATTATAGGTTCCGCCGTCAAGCTCCGTTCGAAGCGCTTTCTCTAGGTGATCTAACGTTCGCTCAATGCTCCAATTTAGATCGCCTCTCATGTTTCGGAACCAGCGGCCGATAATATCGGCACGTCGTTTTTCCTCTGAATCAGTGTGTACCCGCTTTTCGAATTCTTTTCCGTGTCTACGCTCGTCATCGCAGAACGACTTTGCTAGGACTTGTGCCATCCTGAACATTACCTTCTTGTAACGCTCTGGACTATCCACAAGATCGCCAAAGGGCGTCGAGCTATCTGCCCTATGTCGAGAAGGAATAATTACCGAACCCATTGAACACCTCGTCTGCAAGTCTATGCTACGTTACGGGTCACTGTCAAACGTGTGCCCGCTACACCTATACGTTACCCCACCTATTTAGTCGGTTAGGGCGTTTCGCCTTCTGGCGTTTCCCTTAAATCATACTCATATGAAATCGGTTGTGCAAGGCGTACTGGATCAATGTCGTTCCTATCAATTTTTAATCCTACTGTTGGAAGTGCATGTTCCAACGCCCCGAGCAATCCCCAATATCCTTGCCAACCATTAGACCGCGTAAACCCCTCGGCCATAAATCTGATATTTTTTAGATCGCTGTGTGTACGCTTAGCTATTGCAACCCTCTTAATCAATGCATCGAACGCCGCACCCTTAAACCTCTTTTCTGGCTCGAAGACCCAGACGCCGCTTGCTGGTGTTCCAATATAAACAATCTTACCTACCTTCGATCCGGTAACCTCAAAAATTGGTATCGTTCCCTGTGCCATCTCATCTCCTAGAAGGGTGTGTAATGTCCGCGCTGTACGCTCGTTATTAACGCAACCTGCTCTGGATTCGTTGCCCACATTAGAGCTGTTTCAGCATCGCTCTGCAACCGTTCACGTGCCATGGTCATAAACTCGGTCCCTGACGTTCCAATTTCATTCTTGACCATTTCCCTGCGCCTTCGCAATATTGACATTATTTCTTCTTTTGTCATAACCGTATCATTGAAAGCAGACTCTACAAACGGCGCGCGATCCTCCCGATACACCTTGGCATCGTATCTATCAACCGTTCTCGCCGAAACTGCCACTTCCATATCGGCAGCTTTCTCCGCTCCGTAAATATTGATCGCCGCCCCATCTATCGTCGCTTCCTCCAACCCCACTCTTGCCGCCTGTGCGTTAAATCCGATCCCATCTACATGATGCTGAAACTCGTGGGATAGAGTTGCTTTCCACTCCTTACCTTTTTGATAATTCGCCTGGGATGTCGCACTCTTGCCTGGTTTTATCGGATAACTATTAACCTGCCTCACTGTCCGCCCAATTACGATCGTGCTCGTCTCTGCAACATCTTTCCTAGCAGAACAATACGCCCGAGAATCTTTCCCTGACACTATTAGATTTGGCATTGCCTTACTTTGCACCGCCGCCCGCAACCCATCACTTGCATACTCCATCGCTTCATCTAAATAGGTTTTTGCATCGGCCTTTGGCACGAAAGCCGTCCGAGTTGATCTGGATCCTGGACTCACCAAAGACCTAACATGACGCCGCGCCATTTCCGGATCCTCCATCGCCTTTGCCAGATTAGATTGCTCCATGCCATCGGTGAAAGAAGTCTTGCCTGCCGTATCCTTGATCGCCGCCTTGATTTCGCTTCCTATCTCTGCGTTGTCGAGGGGCGCTCCCTTTATCTTAGCTCGCGCTGCCAACCTATCGGTAAGCTCTGCCTTGACCGCCGCTGTCCTAGCCAACACCTGTTCCTCTATCGCAACACCCGGTATCAGATTTCTGCTTCCCCAATCCACCTCGGCCTTTGGATAGAACTTAGCTAAAGTTTCTTGCACATCAATACCCGCGTTCCTAAGAGCTAAATAATCTTCCGTTACCGTTGCTGTCTGGAGCCAAGGTTCAAAATCGTACCGCTTCGATGCGAACTCTCTTAACTTCGCGCCGTCTACTCGCACGAACCGGGCTGCGCCCCTACCATCCTGCAAAATCCAATCCCTTGATACAGTTGATTTTCTCTTTACTTCTGCCTGTGCGATGTCTTCGTATAATGATGTCCAATCGGTTTTCTTTCTCATCTCTACCGGTACGAAGACTGATACGACTTTATCACTGGCTTTGATTGACAGATTCTCAACCGCCGGTAGTTCCAATCCGCGAGGCGAAGAACGAGCCACCTCGGAAATTTTATTCCATTTGCTCTGAGCTGCCAGCTTCCCTGTCGCCTCTATGCTCATAGTAGACACGAGCCCTTTGGTCCCAGGATTCCAGACCGAATCGACCATTGTTTGAGGATCTGGCCTCGACGCATACACGCCGGAATGAACCGGAACATCCTCAAGAGATACGCCCGCCGCAATCGTTTTTATCTTTGGTGCTGGCTTCTTTGGTGCTGGCTGTACGATTGTCTCTGGCTGTCTAGCCTTCGGCTTCGGCTTCGGCTTCGGCGCAACCGCCTTCGTAGGTGTTCCAGCGCTAACCGATCTGATTCTCGCCGTCTGCCCCGTCGCAACCTTTGACAAAGTATCCGATCGCACGATCCAACCTTTAGCTTTTCCTACTTCGATAATCGCCTCTGCCGCGATCGTGATTTCCTTGAGTGACGCCTTCTGCTCTATCGCCTTGCGGTATCTCTGAACCGCCCTATCTAGCCCCGGTGTATTCAACATCCTTGCCCGGATCCATTCAGCGTTTCCCCCGTTGGCGTCCGCTATCCTGAACAACGAATCACGCCCCTTTAAACCAGGGTTAGCGATAACTGAGGCAATAGACCTGCTTCGATTGCCCTTTACAAACAACTCTACAACCGCATCATGCCCAGACGATCGGAACATCGCAGCAATATCCATTGCCTTACTAGGGACTGCAACGCTCGCACTACCCTGTGCCGAGAACGTTTGCTTTTTGTAATCATGTGGAGATACCCGATAGCCGAACGCATCCGGGTCCGAATGTGCAACCAATCGTTGCTTTAACGCTGGGTTCAACTCCTTGAATGCTGGAAGAAGATAATCCTCGATCGGCAATCGCGATCCTGCGCTAACAGGGCTCCCCGGCTTGGGAGCCTTGAACATCTCGACAGGAACCCGCGCTGTAGCCGACGCTCCACTGGGAACCCGCCTACCTAATGCCTGATTGAAAGGGAAAACCGATGGTGCAACCGTCCTAGCCGCGTAGTTTTGAGGAACCTGAATAACATCGGATCGCGGGATTGTCCATGATCTGCAAAGGTGGTGGTATGGTGGTACACCGATGTTCGCCGCGGTAAGACCTTTCCCTGCTAAATGAAACTCGTGTCTTCCCCTATCGTCGACCCTACCCAAACCAGACTGGACAACTCGAGCAACCTTATCTCCGTTGTTCGTATTGATATTCCGATCGCCGGTTTTCTTATCCGTCTGGACTTTCATAAACGGCGACTCTGTATATATATCCTCCGGTACTTTGACCGCTCCTGCCTTATCGATCAGATCCTTCGCTGCCTGGACCTCCACAATCGTACCGTCTAACGCGCGGCAAATTTCCGTTGTCCTCTCGTCCAATACCGCTTGGACCTCCAGGTACTGAATTCCCACCGATGCGTAGCTATTCACCTCCGTAAATGAACGAGCACGGGACACCGCCACGCTTGCCGTTGTCGTCGCGTATTGCTTTCCGTATTTCTTCCATAGATCTGGTAATTGTGTCCTTAACTGCTTCGCTATCTCTTCTCGGCCTAGCCCCTCTCTCAATCCCTTGGTAACTATGTCTCTGCCTTTTACGGTGAGATCTGTCGATCGTTTCCCTAGCTCATCTCGCAGAAACCACCCGCCTTGCGTTGCGATTCTCCGCGCTGAAACTAAGTCCGGCTGGTCGAGTGATGTCGATAACGATGGAAGATAAGTCTGGTTCAAAACCATCTTTGTTTTCTTCGCTACATCTTCAACTGAAATCTGGACCTTTTGGGACCACCCGGGCAGAACTTTACCCGGCGCAACCCGCTGCAACATATCGCGAGCACCTCTTAGAGCCGTATCGACATGTGTGCCGTTGGTCCAATCAACCCCGTCCAATCGTTCGAGGTACTTACTGATCACCGGCTTCATCGCCAGACGCTCATGTCCGATCAACGTACCAGACAACCTGTTTGTTAGAACTCGCAGATCGATCGCGCTGAATGGCGACGCTGCCTTATCGATCGCAATGCCGTTGATCCCTATCATCTCGGCACCCTCGACACCCGCCGCCTCGACCATTCCCATGTGGACAAGGGTTTCTGTCATCTCGTAGATGTCACCCTGTGGACTATCCGCTATGAATAACGCCAACACACCGGCATCACCCTTGAGTATTTCCAACGCTTTTGCCCTGGCCTGCTGTCGCCCTCTAACGTCAATCCTTTTACGGATCCCCTTATCAGACACCACGGCCCACCGAACCGCTACTGGGACCAGCTTCGCGCTCGACTTGATCAATACATCGATTCTATTTTTACCTAATACTTTGAATGGCCATAAGGTGACAAATCCCCCTGATGGGATCGTGTAGGCTTCTTTATCCGTCGCACATGCCCAACACATATTCTATCCTTGCTAGAGATCCTCACGAACTGGAGGCGGTTTAACACCCGCCCTCTTGAGCATGTCGCTGATAGTCGTCGGCTCTCTCTTGGGTTCTTCTATGATTTCCGGCTTGCCGCTCATGACTCTAAACCAAACGCCGCACTTCTGGCAATACCCGTTCCCACAATGAATAGGTCTGCTGACTGTCGGGTGTGTCTGCAATCCTGTGACCTCTCCGGCCGCAAACTGAATCTTTGCGCACGCCGGACATGCGAGCAGAAGAACCCCCCGCCCCGTGTCGATGATGTCGCCGGCAGGTAACATTCCTCCAACGTCCGCCAACTTTTTCGCGTCTCCTCGCAACCGATACGATGGAACCTTAAGATCGTTCGCTGCTTCTATTACTGCCATCAATTACTCCTACTCCTACTCATCGAACGCTGCCATTAAAAGCATCATGAGAACTGTCAAGATAACCACCGCGCCAACGTCCATTTCGGTTACTCTCCATCCTTGGTCGTCGCGTCTACTAACGCCGTACGTATCTGCATATCGAGCCCCGCCGCTCGTAGCTCGTCTGTTACGATTGATGCAACCTTGACTTCCAAACTCTTCAACCGCCCGTCTGTTTCGATCGTAGCTTCTTCTGCTTCGTTTCCCGTGAGCCCGGCGAGTGTCAATACCATCGGGTTGTCTTGCCAATCTCCGGCCACGTTCTCTAACTGAATATTCAACGCCTTGGAAGACAGTGCCCGGATCTCTCGAGGCAATAACCCGCCATGTGGTGCAACCGCCTTGACGAATTCGCCGACTTCTTCTGTCGATCGAGTCGGTGGCGTATTACTCACGAACTTTAGAGTTGAAATGCCTAATTTCGGTATAATATACTTATTGATTGACCAATCGAAATCCTCGCGCTCCGGTTGATAGACCTGGTTCTCTGCGAACCGTATAGATGCTTCGGCTGTCGCTCGGTTTAGATTCGCTGGGGTATATCCTCTCAACATCGGTGACTGCCGGAATGACGCGCCAATAGAATCTGCTGCTCTCTCGTCATACGCGGCAAACATTCCCTCGCCTGCATTGGGGTCTCGGAGGTTCTGGAACGATATTTCTGGAAGTACCTGCCGCTCTCCCGGCGCTGCCTTCCCGGTCGGGGTCGCCTCGACTACTAGAATCTTGCTCGTGTTCTCGCTCCCCTGGAGCTCATTGGCGATCGCCCGTTCGAGTCGTTCCTTGACTCCCTTACCCAACTTGCCACCATTCACGAATAACATACCGCCTGCCATGGTCTTGTTACGCAGGTGATAATAATTCGTTTCGTCTGCCTCGCGTGTCCCGATGACTCTGAGCAGATTTCCTACCCAACGCGGAGGCGAACATGGTGTCCTGGGATCGTGGTGCGCTATCCACAAAAGAGAGTTCGCTTTTTCGCCGGTTTTCTCTTTTTTCTTGAGCGCTTTCAGATCCTCATAGATCTTACCGGTAAATCTCGACACCACACGAGGATCGCTTGGATGCTTGAAATAAACCAACCTCCCGCCAACCCTCTGCACATAACGCGACAGACGGCGCATTACCCTAAGCTCTCGACCTTCCGACAATGGTGTCATTGGGTTGGGCTCTATGACCTCAACCGCTTCGCCCGGATCGGAAACTGGTCGAATAGTCTGAGGTGGAACATATGCGATCCTGACCAACCTACCAAAATCATCCTCGATCAATTCCAGACAACACCAGCCGATGGCCTCGTAGTCCCACCGCATATCCCGCCGTAACCGTTCAAAGCTCCGCTCACTACAACAATTGTTAAACCATGCCTCGGCAATGAAATGCTCGCGACGCATCCTACTGATCAATGAATCAATCTTGCTCTGTATATCTTCGTCGGTTGGTTCCTCTTCAATTTCCGGATCAACTGGTTCACCTGTCTCGACCTCTTCTGCTAGTGCGAGCTCCTGTGCATCGTACCAGGCTTCATAGCCCATTGCCTCCCGTACTGACTCGAAAGATTCCTCGGCCGTCAGGTTGCCCATCCAAGGCACAATTGGATCAAAATGATGTCCGTGCCCATCAATATTGACCGCGTACGCATCAAGATTAGGTGTAATGTGCGGTGACATCTCGACCAATGAAAGAAGAGTGTTTGGATCATAAGGCGCTTCAACCGCGCTATTCTCCTTCCATGCTTCTTCGTTCGCCTCGATTATCGTTAACGCCTGTGCTTCGTCGACAGCATCGCCCGCCTGCACTGCCGCCTTTGCCAATATAGCCAACCTTGTCACTTGACGTGCTGGCGCTTCTTTTTTTGGTACATACGGGGCTTTAAAATGCCGACGTGACATTTTAGCAGTGCTCCCTACCGGCGACCTTGGCTGCCGTTGTCGCGCCCTTTGCCCCTGTGACGGAACAATTAACACGCACGTAATTGTAATGCGCTGCGATAACGTTCTGGCCACTCGCAGCTAGCGATACGATGGTTGTCCAATTGAGTCCGGCTACCGAACCTTCTAAGACCGCTGTGAACGCACCGGCCCCGGATCGGATGAAATCATAACCGCACTCCGCCAACTGAGAGATGTCGAGGACAATACCAATACCGTCAAGAGCTGGTCCGCCTGCTGAACTTACATTCGCGCCTACCTCTGGGAAATCTACGTTTTGTTGAAATAAAAATGACATACTAGTTTGCTCCCTTTTTGTTGACGAGATCAATGCATCGCTGCATCGCACTCTTGACTATCTCGCTTGTATCTGGGTTTCTCATCTGATCGACTACGCTATGCAATGCACGTTCCCTTCCAGCCTCCGACATCTTGAGAATATCGTTGGCCAGCTTCTCTCCGAAACTACCATCGGCAAAGCTCGCCTGACATTCCATCAGGATCTTGTCCAACTTATCCGGCTCGATTCCTCCGTTACGAGATACGCATTTACAAATGATCGGAGCCTTGACCGTCGAACCCTCATGATCCTCGATCGTCTTGTATCCAGCTATCCCGGTTCCGAAACAATTATTGCAACTCTTATCCGACTTGGTTAGATCAACCTTGCTCATCAACCTCAATCGAGGTGTCTCTGTCTTATTCATTCTATTTCTCTCCCATTATACTAGCTCTCGAACGCCACCAGAGAGAAAGGCACGAAGGACATGATAGATCTACCTTTCGATGCTCACACATTTCTGGATGCTTCAACGTCCGTGGCCCCGTCTCCGGTTCTGTTATTTGACAATACCTCGCGATAGAATGTTGGACAATCATAACTCGGGCTGGCGGCAACGTTACATCGTTTAACGTCGCTAATATCAACTCGCTGTCCGGTATCGTCTCCGCTCCGTACTTTATACCCAGTGCGTCAAACGCCACTGAATCGATCAGCAACTCTGTCCCGCCTGGTACGGTGAACACGTGTCCTAGAATATCGTTCCATGGGTAATCATTCACAAATACTGCAAACGGTCGGAGGGCTTGCAAAGCCTTTCCACTCAAATTATCCAATGTAGGTGAAACAATCACTGTTATCCTGATCCCTTCTTTCTCAACCTGTGCACCGACAACCCCGGAGGACACTTCGGCTAGAACTCTGTCAACGCTACCACAAATAGCCATCATTATCACCCTCTCCCCTACCACCGATTTCTATTTCTACCTCTGGCGTATCATCGCCGCCACTAGACCAAGCGTCAAGGAAGTACCGCCGCGCACCGTGGAGCGCTTGACTAAAGGCATCTGCTATATCGTCATGCGCCGCAATCGGAAAGTCCA